CCTTGCCATGAGCCGCCAGCTTCTTCTATCCACTTCTTTGCTTCGGCATAAGTTCTTTTATTGAATTGAACCTTAGGAAGTTTGAGGATATTGTTCTCAAGAGTACAATGTTTCAATATCTCTTCCACACTCCATTTCTTACCTTCATCAGCCTGCTCCTTTTTTTTGCTTATTGAGGCATCCGGAGCTAGCAACGAAGATATCCTTTGGACAACTATGTTGCTTGCGCCCATGAAGGCATTGACGCAAGATAGCGTCTCTATAAGAAAATTTGTATCAACATGCCCGGTAGCATCATAGATGTCTATCCCTTCGGTCATAGCTGACAGCTCATTGAGCTGTGCTACACTACCATGTAACGTTTCGATTAAAATCTTTTTTTTGTTCGTCATAACTTTTCTGTAAATAAATTCTAGTTGTGTCTACACTCCCATGGCCTAAAAGGTCAGCGAGTTGAATTACATCTTTGTTTTTCTTCAGGAACATCTTAGCGAAAAAATGGCGAAAGGCGTGTGCGTGCATCTTCTTTGAATCAATGCCGCAATGTTTCCCCCATGCTTTCAAGTTTTGGGAAAAGCCCCGCTGTGTAATCGGTCCGAATCTCCCTACCGCAAAAATCCCAGTCTTACCATGTTCCTTAGCATAAGCCTTCGCTTCCTGCTGCAATTGCTTTTGAAAGAAAAAACGTCTGTACTTGTTACCCTTTCCTCTTAATGTCACTTCCCCGGATATGATATCTTCCCATGTGAACTGCTGGAATTCTGACAGGCGAGCACCCGTTGTTCCCAAAACTTTAACGAAGAAATAGTAATCCTTATTGCTTTTCTCCTTAAGATAGTTCAATAACCTGTTATACTCATCTTCAGTCGGGACATTGTTTACATCAAGTTTGCGCTTAAGCTTAGGTCGCTTAAGCTCTATCGGCTTTTTCATCCATTTTGAAAATTTTTCCAAAGCGGTAATACGTAGACGGATGGTCTGTGGGGATAATGATTTCTCTTCTAAAGTCCGTATAAACCTCTTGCAGTTTTCCATGTTTATAACGTTGGCGTATGCAAAAAATTGCTTCATAGATGTATGATAAATATCCACTGTATGCGGTGAATAATCATTACTATCAGTCAACCATACAATAAAATCATTCAATAGTCTTCTATTCTTCTCCGAAATGGCATCAAGCCTTTCTAATGTCTTTATCTTCTGGTCCTTACGGTTATATCCGATTTTAAGATGGTGTAATAAATCACAAATGGCTTCACTCATCAATGGATAACGTGCCCCAATATTGGCATTCTCACGCTTATAAGCCATATAACTACGACGATTAATATCTTCAGCACTTTCAAGAAAATCAGTTACATACTTGATGTATTTACCGATGGTATCATAGGTCCTTCTTGTTGTAAACAAGTAAGAGACGTAATCAGCTAATATTTTTTGACGATCATTATTCATGATTATTTATTTCTTTTTCCCCTTGATTTAATCTTGATTGGATTGTTTTTTTGTTCCAGTACCGAACCACTTTAATCGGCAGCCATGTATCCGGAGCCAATATTTAAATTCGAGAATGGTTGTCTGTTTCATATCTGATCTGTTATGCGTCATTTGATAGCTTCATAAAACACATCCATATTGTTTTGCTCTGCCTTCCGGTAGTATGGCCAAACAACGGTTTGAACGGAATAACAGACAAAACTTCCGCAGCTTTTATCTGACTCTCGTTCCATTTGAATACAAGCGTGCCGTTAGGCTTCAAGACGCGCATACACTCAGTAAATCCATCGTGTATGAGTGACTGCCAGTCTTTCGGTAGTTTCCCGTACTTCTTAGCCATCCATGAGGTTTCGCCAAGTGTTTTCAAATGTGGCGGATCAAACACCACCATGTAAAAAGAATTGTCCTCAAACGGCAAGTGGGTGAAATCGGCTATTATATCCGGTTTTATCTCTATGGTTCTGATTTTACCCCTGTCATTGGCTGTTACTATCTCCGATCTCTTATCAACGAATAAGGCAAGAGGATTATGTTTGTTAAACCAAAACATTCTACTGCCACAGCAGGCATCTAATATAAGTTTTCCATTTTCCATTAAGCTATTTCTTTTGATTTCTTCAATCTCAACTTTCTCAATACTTTACAAAGTGCTTCAGTATTTTTTCTCGCTTGTGTAACCTCCACCGCATTCCCGATAAATTTCTTTTGGTCAGCTTGTGTGCCTATTAAAACATAATCTTCAGGGAATCCCATAATCTTTTTGAGTTCCGGAATGCGAAGCATCCGCATTTTAATATCCACTATGCCATACAGTGCCATGAACTCCTTTATCTTCACGATCATAGGACTATCATTGTCGTAGATTTCAATCGCTAGCCGTCCACTTTCCGTTGCTACTAGATAGGGCGGCATCTTATCCATGCGGGCTATCAATGTAAAGCAAGGGCTATCAACAGAGCCGCCAGCACTGTTGAACTGTGGATTCATCAGATAGTGCCATTTCCTGTTTGCGGTAATGGTCTGGGAGGGTTCCTCTATACTACTACCTACATTTGAGAATGCAGTATTCATTATCCACGGCTGGCATATTACTAAGTTTTGTTTCGGTGTTGTGGTAACAGCGGGGCATGGTGAGTTTATATCAGACACCTGACCACCTCCAGAATATTGATTCATAAAAAATGGAGATACAAGGGAAAGTCTGTCTTTCGTCAGAAGTGTAGGACAAGGCTGATTAATATCCTTTCCTGTATCCTTAAAGTTATAAGAACACATAAATCGGCTTTCAATTAAAGCCATCCTGTCCTTCGTTGTGACCGTAGGTGCAGGAAGTCCCACCGAATGATTATGCCCGTTCCCATAGTAAGCCGATACAAAAACGTGGTGGTCTTTACAAGTGATTGCTCCAGCCGGTTCTTCCACTGATACGTTCTTGCTGTCGGGGTGTCCGCTAAACTGCTTAGAGAGGAAACAAACTTGCGCTACTCCAAGTCTGCCTTGCGTGGATACCACCGGACATGGTTCGTCAATCCCAGGAGCGTTATATTTCCCTGTACGGCTCATAGAATTATACTTTACGAGGAAGGCATCCTTTCCTCCGGCTACAAACTTGATAAGTCCGGCATAGATACGTTCAAGCGTTTTCTCTGCAAGAGGCTTTTCCCTGAAGATGGTAGTTCCTTCATCAGAGAAATCAAGCACATCCTTTACCGGCTTCCACTTCTCCAGCCGCGAGAACATATCTTGCCTACCACCTTTACAGTGGGTCGGTTCTGGGAATACTATCGGCAAGTTCTTTTTAGCAAAGATGCCGAAGAAGCGTTTTCTTGTGGTGTAGGCACCGAAGTCGGCAGCATTTAAGATGCGGTGCTCAAAGTTGTAACCGTACTTCTTGACATTGCGCACCCACTTTTGATAAAGCCGGCCTTTGTCCATGCTGATAGGTTTCCCATTCTCATCCATATCTCCCCATGACATAAACTCTTCTACATTTTCAATTTGAATGTAGTCAGGGTCTATAACATCAATATAACGGAAGAGATGTTCTGCCAACGTTCGGCTGTCGGCATCTCTCGGCTGACCGCCTTTGGCTTTCGAGAAGTTAGTACACTCCAAAGAGGCATGAAGCATTATCATGGCATCAGGGTATAGCTGACGGATACGTTCTACAATAGTGCTTATCGGGGAAAGTTCCAGTGTACGGATATCCTCGATAAAGTGAAGTGTATCAGGGATATTGGCATCATGTGAAAGGATGGCATTCTTGTCATGGTTCACACAACAAACAACCTTTGCACATTTATTTCCATCCAATCGTGCTTCTTCCACACCTTCGGATAAGCCACCGGCGCCACAAAAGAGATCAATAACAAATAGTTCTATATCGGACAGACCTTCAATGGATTTTAAGATATCTTTCTGCGATTTCATAACTTCTCCTTTTTAAACAGGTGGCTGAACGCATTATCCAAATCCAAGTCTAGATTCAGTTTGGGCGGGAAAGATTTAATGTATTCGTACATCTTATAAGCGAGGTTGTCATCATCACCGCATCTATCAATCAGTGTGAGCAACATGGCGTTCACCATGTCAGAATCATTGCCGAAGTTTTCCTGAGTGGATTCGCTGCAATGATTCACATCACTTTTCAATCTCTTTATCGCGGCTATGGCTGTGTTGAAGTTTCTTTTTGAATCGTGCCGCAATTCAAAGCCTTCCTTCTTGTATTGCTGCTGCATTTCTAGAAGGTTGGTTTCTAAAACGTCCGTGAGGACAAATACGATATTGGTTACCGTATTAAGTTTGTCTGTTCCTTGCATGATCGTGTATTTTTATTTCTAATTTGAGTGAATCCCCTTCGTTCTGTTTCTTCTAACAGTGGAAAGTCTTCATTCTTGATTTCACATTCTGTTTCGTAGTTCACGGAAGTATAACTTGGGATATTGAACTTTTTCCGGATTCTTACGATAACATCCGGATTTCTTGTTACCCAGTAAACGGTTATTCTCATGGTGATATCAGCATTTTTCTAGCTTCCTCATCTCCTGCATCAGCACGGTGCTTGATTTCAATGTACTCAGCATAAGAGATTCTGTTATTTCCACGCTCCTCTATCTCTTTTTCACGTTGGTTTCTGTATCGTTCACGCTCTTTCCGTTCAATATCTTTCCGACGTTCAGAAACGTAGTCCAACATCGCACTTGTTATTTTCAATGGATCTATTGAACCGTAGAACCGCCCATACTTCCCTGACTTAAACCGTGCTATGAAAAAACAGATTTCAGCGGCATTTATATAATAATACTCCGAAAGGAATATCTCCGATAGTTCAGAAAGTTGCTCTTTCGCTATCTTGATTGAAACTTCTGCAAAGTCATTCAATGAGCCAAATTGTATCTTTAGCCATTCTATCGGTGTTTCATCCCCATAAGTAGAAGACAATAGCCCTAAACTCGGAATGCTGTCATTCAACGCCAGTTCTGAATGGGTTGCATTACATCTGACAAGTTTGAACTGCAAATCAGGGTTGTAATCAAGAATGAATTGTGCAGGATCGGGATATTTATTCAATAACGCCCTCTGCTTCAAGTTCCTTTCTCTTTTTTGCGGCAGCTTCTCTAACGGTTGTAGCGACTGCAAGAACTGAATCACGTTTTCGCTGCTCGCTATCCTGTTGATTTTTACTAAGTCTTGTCCCATTATAGTTTCCTTCCAATATTTTAGTAAAGTTTGCTTGTTTGAAAATCCAATCAAAGTCGCATTTCCAATTGCGGTCATTAGCTCCAAGTAGGAACGGGGATTGAAGAATGAGATTGAAAACACTCCTCACTGACTCTTTCCCATATTGGGCTATCCTGGCTTTTACAGCCTTTTTTCTCACATCAGTCATTGATCTTATCTGCTGGAGTCTGTCTTTGAATGTGGTATTATAGTATTCCATCAATCCGCTGTAATCAATCTTTTCAGAGGGGGAGGACGAAGAAAGCTTGTCTTTCTTTGATACTCCGTCAGGAGTATTTTCTTTCTTTTGATGTAGAGATATATCTATATACTCTCTTTCTTCTTTCTTTGTATTTGTGCCCTCTGTGTGCCCTGATTTTTGTAAAAGTTCGGATTGCGGTAGATTGTTGTTCATGGACTGTGCCCCAAGTTGTGCCCTTAGTTGTGCCCTTAGTTGTGCCCATTCGTGTCTTAATTCATTGATTTCCTTTTCAATACCTGTGCCCTTACCTGTGCCCATTGGATTATATTCTTCATATTTACATAAGGTTATAAGGTTCATTCCTTGATTGCACTCAACAGTTATCATACCTTTCTTTCTAAGATGCACAAGAAAGGAACGCACCTTCTTTTCAGACCATTTCCAACGCTGTGACAGAAATCTTATGGATGCAGGATATTGACCTCTTGAATAAGAGATTTCTCGACCTCCGATACTCTCCTTTCGGGGCGTTGCCTCAAATCGTGCAGACTGAATTAAGTCTAACCACGCTTCGCAACTGCTAAAAGTACGGGCTTCATTCCACATTTCATTCGAGAAAAACCTGCGGCTTAGCCTCAAAAATCCTTCGTCCATAGTCTTAGAATCTCACGTTAGTTAATTGCCTTCCGTTAGAAAATACAGCCCACTTACCATTACCGCTATCAAACAATCGTAAATCCGACACCTCTCCGAAACGTTTGATGTTACCGCATAAATCCACAATCCATCCACATTCTTTAGAAGGATGCGGGCGGATGGCACGACCGACTATCTGATACCACATGGCAAGTGACATTGTAGGACGTGCCATAACGACCGTATCAAGTTCCGGATAGTCAAAGCCAGTCGTAAGTACACCCACATTAGCTACTACCGGAATTTCACCAGCTTTGAACGCCTCAAGAATATGTTCACGTTCTTTCTTAGGAGTATCACCTGAAACGATAGCGCAACCGGGTATTGACATCGTTAACCGTTCCGCTTCTTTCAAAAAACGGGTAAAGACCAAAATACCCTTCCGTTTTCCTCCGGCTTTGGGATTCATCAGTCTTTGGACGATATGAACGAGATAACTGTAAAAGTCTATCCGCTCATATTCTCTTTGGACTGACTTGTCTGTGTAATCAGCGCCAGTGGTATTTACTTTTAAGTTAAGTTCATTCCACCCTGAAGGATTCATTGAATAGTAATCCAGCTTCGCCAAGTAGCCCATATCTAATAGGGTTGACACCTGTACATGATAAATGACCTCTGAAAAGACATGAGGTTTTGTCCGAGTGATGAATTTCAGCATAGAACCAAAGTCACGGCTGGAACTTAAACGATACGGTGTAGCTGTCAGTCCAAGAACCTTACACTTCACCGCATCAAAAAAATCTTTGTACATACCCTCTTTAGGGTTAACAAGGTGGCATTCGTCCACGATGATGTTCTTGAAGTGGGTGAACAGTTCGGGATGATTCTTCACACTGCCGATGGTGGCGAATGTTATCCGGCTTATCTCTTTTGAGTTGAAGGAAGCCGAATAGATGCTGCAATCAAGAATACCGTATGAGCAGAGTTTCTTGAAATTCTGTTCGAGTATTTCCTTCGAGGGCTGGAACACCAAGGTATGACCGTCAAGCCTTGCGGCTATATCCGCTATGATAAGCGACTTTCCGCTGCCCGTAGGTAACACCATAATGGCATTTGTTTTCTTCGCCTTGTTATTGAAGAAAGAAACGGCAGCATCAGAGGCTTTCTGTTGGTAATCTCGTAATACATAACTCATAGCCCTTTCTCCTTTCGTAACTTCTTATTAAGTGCTTTGTAATACTTGATTAGCTGTTCGTACTCAAAATCAGTCATTTTGGAAGTGCTGGCAACTTTGACTTTCAGCAAATCAAACTTCTGTTGACCGATTTTACCAATTAGATTCACCCGATAGTCTTCCAAATGGTCGGCTTTGAACCTGTTGCAGTGCCGGCATTCGGCATGGCAATTATTCTCATCAAACCGTGTTGCCAAATGTGTACGACTGAAATAGTGCCCGCAGTCTGCTTGTGTAAACGGCTTTATCTGCCCGCACGAGATACATCTAAAATACCCGTTTGGCATTGCATCACGAAGCCGGATAAAAAGGGAAAACTCCTTGTCGAGCTTAGCTTTCAAATCCGGCTTCTTCTTTACTGTTACCCCTGCTTTATCAAACAGAGGTAAAGGCTTGTTTTTCTTCTTAGCCTTTGTTCGTTTTATGTAGTACGGCATTGTCTATTTGTCCAATTGTTCCATCAAGTACCTTGTCTCTTGAACGACGGCTTGTTTATCCCAGTCATATTCATTGTCTCCATAATGGAATGTGTCAAACCCGAATATCCACCAGTCATCACCAACTTCTGTATTGTCGGTGATAAATTCTACATCGTCCAATATAGGATTCCTTTTACCGACATACTTGGGATTATATTTTCTTTTGCTTCCAAAAGATTCTTCACCGTTTATTGCTGGTTCAGAAAATGTGATGCCCCCATGTACGTCTATATCCTCAATATCAAAATAAGACATCCCATGATATTTGTTCACAGGGGGAACAGCCACATATCCGTTATGCGTTCCATACTCTACCATAGTGGACTTAAACCATTTGTTTGATTTTATAAATGCTACTACTTTATTTTCCATAGTTTTTTATTTAAATCCCCATTCTTTCATGTAGTCAATGCTTTCAGGAAATCCCTCTACTGATTTAGGACTAAGGAATATTTTCTCACTCTTCAATGAAGTACCTCCCCAAACAGTAGCAGGGCATTCTTCATATTCTTCTTTAGAAACTTCACTTACATTAAAATGGGGTTGGAAGCCATATCCCATTACGCTTTCCCCTAAGTAAGTACCAAACTTCTTTAAAGCCCATTGAAATGCAATATCTTTATATAGGCAATGTTTAGAAAACACAGCCACATATATTTTATGAGAGAAATTTCCTGTTTCTGTTAAGTCAGGATTACATCTGATACAGAAATACTTAATACGTGAAAGTATTTCTTCAACAAACCTTTCATACTTCTCACAATCTTCTTTTGTCAAGAACTCTTTTCCATCATTTGCGATGTAAACAGTCTTAGTAATTTCTTTTGTTTCCATGTTTTTTTATTAAAGCCCCGAAGCGTATTCTCCGGGGCACAACCATTATTACTAACCCGTGCCATTTATGTGTGGCTCACATTTATGTGGTGGTAGCAAGATTCGAACCTGCATGATAGGTGTTTTGATTGAAAATCCATATCCTCCCATTTACGAACCTATCTCGAAAGTCTACATAGCGTCTACACCCTTCCGCCATACCACCATGTTCGCCCGCCCTATCTTCACAGACCGAGCAGGCAGATTGACAAAGTTATTCCATATAAGCCATTGAAAACTCTTTCGGAATAAACCGCCCGACCGGGATAGGTTTAGCAGATTCAATGGCTGTATGGATTTCCCTCTTTCTGAACTCATGTCCCTTTTCTTT